TCGTCGGCGTACTTCGGCGAGATCTCGATGTGGAACCAGTCGCCTCCGGGGGAGCCTGAGATGCTGCCCTTGGTGGCGGTGCGCCACGCCATCCGGTCGCACTTCCACACGCGAGCGGTGCCGTTGTAGTCGTAGTCCACGACGCACTCGAGGCCGTCGAAGTGGTCGATGAGGGTCTGGATGATCTTGAGGGCTTCGGCGCGTGAGCAGCCTGGGCGGCTGGTCGACATCTTGCGGCGGGACAGGTCGGCTGCGCGACCGGTGGCGTGAACGCTGATGCGGGTGGAGCCTCGTACGGTGCGGATGCCGTAGGTGCCGTTGTTCCACAGTTTGCCGCCGGTGAGGTATTGGATGCTGGCGACGAGCTGCTCGAGGCCGGGGCGGCGTGCTCGGGCGATGCCATCGCTGATGCCAGTGTAGGGGCGGGGGGTGGTCATATTGGGCCTTCCTGTTCGACGTAGTACCACGCTTCGGCTTCGTCGATGAGAGCCTGTTCGGGCTGGTTGACGGCGTTAGCGGCATCGGCAAGGGTTACCGCTCCGGTGATGACAAGCAGGGTGGCGAGTGCGCCGGCCTCGTCCAACGGTTGCGGGCCGTACTGGAGCCATTCCGCGTCTGTCATTGGGCGGGTGGCGATGACGACGCCGTATTCCTCACGGGTGTAGGTGCGCGTGGTGAGGTCGTAGCAGTCGGCAGCGATGCACACGCCGTTGCTGAAGGTTTCATTGCGGATCATGGTGCCGTCGATTCGTAGAGAATGATTGGCGATTGAACCCCGACAAAGTTTGTCGGCGATGGAGACGCTGGAAGGCCTGCGCTGTAATCAACTGCAGTCAGACGCTTGCCCAATATCAAGTTCACGCTTGCCATTGATGACGCACCGAAAGACGACCACACTGCGTTCGCTCTGGCAAATCGAACAGTTGAATGATCTGAAAACCACGCGCAGACGAAGAAATAGCCTCCCACGGTTGCGGAACCGGACGCTGTTTTTGCTCCTGTAGTGCTGGAATCAATGAGGCCGAAGTCTGAAATCAATGTTCCGACGGAAAGCGATGATAAGGCCTGATAGACGCCAAGGCGGGCTGTTGAGCCGCTCTGCAAAGTCGTGACGTTCAAACTCAAGGATGACACGGTCAGTGTCGCTGGCGAGTAACAGAGATACCAGTAGGCAATCAGGGCGTGTGCCTGGTTGCTTGCGGTAGACGACATCGCCTGACCTATTGGGAAGAGAAGGCTTCCGGTGTTCTTTCCGGCTTGGTCAACCCATCCGACACCCGTCGATGTGGATGAGTTGGCCGCCAACACATAGCCGTTAGTGCCGACCGCCAACCGTGCAGCGGTGTCCGCAGCCGACGCCACGATTAGGTCGCCCTTCGCATCAAGCAGCGTGGCAGGAATACCAGTCGCATCCGTCACCCACGCCGTGTCGTAATCCGCAGCGGAAGCCTTCGCCAACACCTGACCCGACGACCCGCCCGCAGGCACCACCATCGAACCAACCGCCGACGTGTCAGCCCACAGGACATCCGTCTCAGATGGGGCGGACGCTGAGATCACGATGCCTGTCGGTCCCGTCGGACCTGTCACAGAGGCACCGGTTGGACCTGTCGGACCGGTGACCGTACTCGCGGCTCCAGTCGGACCTGTCGGACCCGTCGGACCCGTCGGACCCTCGACGGTAGACGCTGGACCGGTCCAACCAGTCGGCCCCGTCGGACCCTGCTTGCCGACCACGACCGGTTCCCACGAGGAGCCGTCCCACTGCTTCAGTACACCGGCAGGCATCAGACCACCGGAGGGGAGGAGACGGCAGCGGCAACCTGAGCACCGATCATCGCTGCGAGATCGGAGGGGGAGAGGGCAGCAGTGCCGACCGTGTTGTCGACTGGCACGCCGGAGGCGACGCTGGCGGCAGGGGGGACTGCGAGGGTGCCGGTGAGTTCGTTGTTGAACCCGTAGACAGTTCCTGAACGGACGTTTCCTCCGACAGGCATTCCCGTGATGAGGTTCGGTGAAATGCGCGTGACAGGGGTGCCGTTCGGATACCCAACCGTATTCGTGTAGGTAGTCGTACCATTATTCGTTGCCGTAAGGCGAAATACCCTTACAAATAGTGCTACTGATCCTTGAAGGCTATCCACAAGCGATCCAGTCAAGATCACGCCATTTGCTGTGGCATCCGAACGGATACCATGAGAAACCGTCGAAACACCGGTGACCGTTCCGACGACATTGACGGTCGATGATGCACCGGAAGCGTATAGTCCATGACTACTAGCACCAGCACCAGCGGTAATGTTTCCAGTCACGGAAACAGTGGCAGATGTTCCAAGGACATACACCCCATGTGCGGCGTTTCCAGAACCGGCAGTCACGTTTCCTGTGATCGTTATGACGCTGGTTCCTCCGTTGTTGTACAAGCCGTTTGTATTCTGACCTGATCCTCCAGACACATTGCCTGTGATAGTGCAGTTCGCGTTTGATGTAGACAGGTGGCAACCAATAGTCGTAGCGGCAGTCACATTTCCGGTCACGTTCACAGTGATTGAAGCCCCTGATACAAGTAGGGCGGGCGTACTCTGACCAGCAATGTTGCCAATCACCGTCAGAGTACATGACGCTGCAAGGATATTCACGCCATTCTCTGAGTATCCACTTACTCCGCCTACTATGGCGTTTCCATTAGGAAAGTTCACGGTCAAAGAGGAGCCAGTGGCGCTGGTATCAAGGTTGATGCCTTGCTTGTTTCGTGGTCCTCCAGTCACTGACCCGTTCACGGTGATCGTGCAAGGAACATTGGAGTACACCATTGCACAAATGTTCAAGGAACTATCCCCCAACGATCCCGTGATATTGCCATTGATTGTCAACGGTCCAGCAGCACCCATTACTATGGCAGCGATTGAAGCCGTCGTAGTCGATACACCAATGATGTTTCCATTGATTGTTGCCCCCGATGTTGCCGTGATCTTGACAGTCCCACCACTACTGAATGTCCCAGCGTTCGCCTCAACAATGGCATTGAGCGTTCTTCCATTCCCTAGTTCAAATCTTCCGGTCCCCGCTTGAGTCACTTTGACCACGGTCGGATCGATGTCAATTGTCACTACGTGTCCAGTCGCTGCAACAGCCGTATCCACGGACGTAGGGACAACCCCACCAACCCATGTACTAGTTGCTGACCAGTTGCCGCTCTGTGCCGATGTGATGGTTGCCATCACACACCCCGACTGGACATGAGCGCACCAGAGGCAGCACTGACAGCCTCAAGGAACGCCGCAATGTCCTCCTGATCGGAGTTGCCGACAATGCCAACGGCAGCGTCCGCGTCCGCATACTCAGTACCGTCAGGACCGACAGGCACCACGCGCATCGCCACGGAGTTGGAGACGGCAACCGACACCTCAGACTCCGTGCACGTCACGTCGCCCGACTCCGTCGAGACAACGATGGGGTGAGGCAGAGCGATGCGCATGGCTCAAGAATACACTGCCGTGTAGCGATCATCCCACGCCACAGGCTCCGCTACGCCGATGGTCACCGGCGGACCAACGTTGATCCGAGTGATGCGCCACGCAGCGGTGCTCGTGCTCGTCCCTGCAATAGCGACCCCCATGTACGAGTAGGGGTTCACCCAATCGGACAGGACGATCGACGACAGGCACGCTGTCGAGGGGTCGGTAGTGTCGAGCCACAGCACGTCCAGATCAATCGGTGGCGTGGGACCGACCTCGATCCCATCGTCGCCCTGCGGACCTGTCCACCCTGTGGGTCCGGTCACGGTGGACGGCGCACCCTGCGGACCGGTTGGACCGGTCGGTCCGACTGGACCTACGCCCGGGACTTGGGTGACAATGATCGACCCCTGATAGTCGATCGAGATCGTGATCGGCGGCTGACCGTTGATGACAGTGCAGCAGCAACCGCTCACGGCATCACCGTCACCTGCGAGACCACATGAACAGGACCACGCAGGCGGGTCACGCCGCCGACCTCCTGCATGTCCCACCAGAAGTTACCGGCAGGGATCAGCCCAGAGTCGATGGCGGACATGGTCAGCGTGAACAGCGTTCCCACGCCTGCCGTGTAGGTCGCCGTCACCGTCAGCGTCCCCAGCAACTCGCTCGTGGGGTTCTGCTTGCGACGCACCTGAGCCTCGTACGTCCCCGACCAGTCGACATCCTTGACGGTGAACGACAGAGAGATGGGGTCGCCCTCGACCCATTCGAGACCTAGTTCGCTTGCGTCCTGAGAGATGATTGCCACGTCTCACAGTGTAAACGACAAGAGCCGCCCCGAAGGGCGGCTCTCGTCACTTCACTTCCTGCTGTGCTTGATCAGCCGATGACAGGAGTCGGGCAGCAGCCGTTCTGACCGTTCGGGACGATCGTGCTGAGCACCGCCAGCGACTCGCCGCCGCCGACCTTCGCCAGACCGTTGAACTCCTCCATCCAGACCTGATAGTTGTTCTGGCTGTTGAGGGTCGAGTCACGCACGAGACCGAGGTCGAGCACGCCGCTGTCGAGGTAGAGCCAGTGACCTTCGGGGAAGATGAACCAGCGCACGTCGGTCGGCCACGTGCTGAGCGCACCGGCAACCGGAGCGTCCAACTGCGGGTCGGTCGACAGCGTGTCCTGAATCCACACCGGGGTCACGCCACGGATGCGGAGGAAGTCGTCCAACTGCGCATCGCTGATGGCGTAGCGGGCGAGACCATCACCCGGTGCCTGAGCGGCGATGTCAGCCTTGAGGATGCTCTTGATCCAGAACGGAGCGACCAACTTGAGGTTCACGCCGGTGCAGATGCGGTAGCGGTCACGGAACGAGTCGGCGGTGAAGGCGACCTGCTCAAGGATCGAGTAGGCAGCACCGAACTCCTGAGCGGCGGTCATCTGGATCGAACCCGCATCGAGAGCCGACAGCAACTGCTGCTCCTGATAGCGGGCGAACTCGATGCGGCTCAACTTCAGCCACGCCTCGACCTGCTCAGGGTAGGTGCGGGCACCCATGTTGCCGAAGGTGAGGCACGACGAGACCGCCTGCACGACCGCAGTGTCCTCGATGCCGCACGTGACGTGCAGACACGGCTTCGGGGCGGTGGTGCCAGCGGGGTCTTCGTTGGTGTAGCCCGAGGCATCCTGAGCGGCGGTGGTCGCACGGACCGAGCCGCTGAGGTCGCTCAGCACCGGCGGGGTGACGTAGCGGATGCCGCCACGCTCAGCCTTGAACATCGGCAGCGAGTCGCGCAGGGGGCGGCACGAGTCACCGAAGGTCTGGAGGTTGTACCACGGGGTGAGGGGGGCGCACAGACCACCGGAGGCGGTGATCGCCTGATCGGAGGTGACCGACTCGATGCGGTTCGTGTTGATCACGAGGTCGTCACCGAGCGTGCGGCTCTCAGGGTACTCCGCCTCGATCGAGGCGACGAGGAAGCGAGCGCCGCTCGACACGTCAGCCGAACGAACGTCGGGGTGACGGTTGATGATCGCCTTGGCGACATCCTTCCACGAGTCGACCTCCTGACCGGAGCGGTAGCCACGGACATCGGCAGCGATGCGAGCGAGCGGCTTCGGAGCGGCAGCAGCCGTCACCGGCTCGTCACCCTTCAGACCCTTCGGCGAGATCACGACCTCCGGCTTGGCGGTCTTCTCGGTCTCCACCTCGTACTCCTCGGTGTCCTCCTCGACCATCTCGTCGTCCATCTCGTCCTCCATCATCATCGCCTTCTTCTTCTTCATCGCCATCTTCTTGGCGGGGGCGACGGCGCTGGCGAACTCGTCACCGACGACATCGTCGATGAAGTCGTCGTCAGCGGCGAGTTCGACACGGCGTGCCATCTCGCTGCGGACCTCAGCAACGACCTCCTTGATCGCAGCGAGTTCCGCCACGTCGTCGTCGGTCGAAGCCGCAGCACGCTTCTCCTTGTACTCCGCCACGAGGAGCGCCTCGAAACGGACCAGTTCGTCGTTGTCGAGCGTGTTGAGATCGATCTCGAACTCTTCGCTCTCGGGGGTGATGTCATCAGCCATGTTGATCAGTTTAGGACTGGTTTCTGAGAGCGAATGACACGACGCTCTCGAATGACGAAAGCCCTCGGTCAGAGCCGAGGGCTTCCGTTCGCTGGGGGTAGCGACTGGTCAGACAGGCAGTTCGAGATCGAGGTCGAGCAGCGTCAGCCGAGCCTCGAACGAGAGCGTTCCGTCGCTGTCGTACGCAGCGGCAGGCACCTCGTTGGTCTCCTCGCCGATGACCTCTTCCTTCACCTTCTCCTTCTCGGAGACGGCACGGTTGAGCGAGCGGTCGAGGTAGTTGATCTCACCGCTGAGCATGTCCTGAAGGAACGAGGCGTACGACTGCACCTGCATCGACGACTCACTGCCGACCTCGTTCACCTGCGAGGTCAGTTCGTAAATCTGCTTCATGTGGTCGCGCACCTGAGCGAGAAACGTCGTGTCGTAGTCCGTCGTCCAGTCGATGGGCTTGCCGTCGTTGAAGCCGAAGCCCTCGACGCAACCGCAGTCAGCGGCAAGCGACTCAGTGTCCTCAGCCTCCGTCTCCTCGTCGTCCTCTTCGTCGTCCTCGACCTCAGCGAACTCGCCCCTCTTCCGCTTCTTGTCACCACAGTCACCAGCACCCTCGCAGCCGCAACCGCAGTCCTCACCCAACTCCTCGACGATCACACCGGCAGCGACGAGAGCCATCTGCGCACCCGCAACGATGTTCGTCTGTGCACGGGGCACAGGGAACCCGGGAGTGTTGACGGCGAGCAGACCGACCATCTCCAGCGAGCCGTCGATCGAGCGCCAGTCACCCGACACGCCAGCGGCACGAAGGTTCGCCACCTGTGCGTCGGTGGCATCGGGAGCGAGCACGCCGGAGAACCAGATGCCGTACTGGTCCTCGCCGGTGCGGACGTAGGCGGCAGCGAAGCCCGTATGGTCGTAATGATCCTTGGCGGGCTGTGCGCCGAACTCGATCGGTGCGTGGTTCGTGGAGGCGGTGATCCGCCCCACGGAAACCTTGTCACCCGACTCCGTCAGCACCTCGCCGATGTTGAAGTACGAGTAGTTCTTCCGACTACGAGGCGGCTGTACACACCGATCCTTGTAGCCGACGTGGCACGTCCCCCACGTGGCGGCATGACCGTACACACGACCGTCCTCCGTCACGGTGAGCGGCGTGGGCTGAGCGAGGTTGGGGTTCGAGAACGCCTCGACCGCCGGTGCCCACCCACGAGAAGCGGCAGCGGTGAGTGCGTCCTCGACGGCGATCTTCGTGTCGTCGAACGAGGAGTGCAGCAGAGCGGTCACGCCGATGATGGTCCCACGCTTGAACAACTTCGACACGCCCTGCGGGTAATCGTTCATCTCCTCAGCGGAGAGTTCCTGCACGACCACGCCGCCAACGTCAGCGGAGACGTGCGAGATCGTCCCCTCCTTGATGAGCGACCGAGCCTCCTGACCTGCGGGGTCAGACGAGAAGAAGCCACGACCGTAAATGTTCGAACCCTCGCGCCACACCTCAGTGATCGCACCCACACCCTCTGCCGTCTTGTGCTGACCCTCCGCAGAGTTCTTGCGGTTCAGGGTGAGGGGAATCGGTAGTTCACGCCAGTCAATCGCACCGGACGAGAACATGCGCCCATCGACCGTAGGCACGTTCTCCTGTGCGATGAGCATCACGAAACTGCCAGCGTCAGCGGACGGCTCGTACACGAAAGTAGGGGTCTGGTCAGACATGCAAGCAGTTTACGCCGACAGATCGAGTGTGCTAGACGAACGCTGAGACAGTGATCGGTGTGGGTGCACCGAAGTTCGGAATGTAGGGGACGACCAAGCAAGCGCAGCCCCAATGATCACCCGGGCGGTAGCGGTCCACCCTCAGCCACCTGTCCTGCGGTGAGATGGTGAGCGCCTCATCTCTCCAGTCCCTGAACACGAGACCGTCCATCTGTAGGTGACCGTTGAACGTCCGCCGACCCGTCTCACCGTACAGCCATATCTTGTCGGGGTTCCCAACGCCGTTAGCGGCAAGAACCTCATTGAAGGTGTATCCGCCAGTGATGCCCGTCGCCAATGGTGCGTCAACAGGACCACTACCGCCAAGATCGTTTAGCACGTCACGGATGTCCCCGTAGCGCACGAGGTACGGTGCGGGCGGTCGTAGACCAGTACCACGCTCGTAATCCGGTGCAAAGAAGTACTCGCCGAACACGGACAATCCTTCTGCTTCTTTGTCAATGATCGCTGCCATTGAACTGATGAACGTGTTCAGTGACGACTGAATTGACGTACGCACAAGCGGAAAGAACTTCTCCATCGGGAGCATTGAGAGACCGAACCCTGCTGACATCCCCTCCACCTCTTCCCACAGTGACAGTGCGAGGGCGAGGTACTCCGCTTGGATTGCCTCGTTGATGATCGCATAGGGGTCAGCAGCAGCGGTGATTGCCGAGGGACGAGCGCTGTCAAGAGTGCGCTGAGCGAGGTCTCTGATCGCATTCAGTGCCCGCAACTCGATGACTGCGGGAGGGTAGTCGTTGTAGTCAACGGTCCTCACGGAGAGGCTCATTGCTATGCCCCCTTGGTCTCAGAGTCCTGTGGCAGACCGGCGTTAGCGCGACGCTCCGACGGCAACTTCGGAGGGGCGGCATTCGGACCTTGCGGTGCTTGACCCCGAGGACCATTGATCGTCTTGGGCTTTGACTGAGCAGGCGCACCCTCTTGTGCGGGGGGCGGTCCACCGGCAGGTGGTGCGGGCTGCTCCGGCGGCTTGCCGTCGAGCGCCATCTTCGGGTCGGCGACCTTGATGCCGATGCGCTTGGCGTACTCTTCCTTGCTCGGTGCGTCCTCGTCGTTGAACCCGTTCTCACGGCGGAGCGCAGAGTCGGAGATCACGAAACGGTCATGCAGCCCGAGAGCCTTGTCCGCCTTGTCGGGGAGGATGATCAACTGCGAAGCGTCGTACCAGACCATCAGGTCATTGGGGTCGTCGATCTTCGCTTCCTTGAGCGCCTCCTTCAGTTGCTCCGGCGAGAAGGTGCCGATCGCCTGCTTGAGGTACGTGCGGGTGAGAGCGTCGGAGATCAACTCGCACAACGGCTGGATGTGCGCTTGGAACGTGTCCTCACGGATCGCCCACGCCGTCCAGTGCGTTGCCTCACCGGTACCGAGCAGCACCTCCTTGGGCAGTTCGAGCGTGTTCGCCACCTGCTCGATGGCGATCTGGATCGACGAGTTCGCCGCTGCCGTATCAAACGAGCGGCTCATCTCCTCGTACCTGATCTTGTTCACCACGTCAGCAGGACCGATGAGTACGAGCGGCACGACCGCCGAGGGATGGTCCTCGTCCTGAAGCGGTGCGGTCATTGACTCAGCGAGAGCCTGATAGAGAGGGTTGCTCTCCATTGCGTTGGGGTTCGTCCCCTGATTCTGCCAAGCCGGTGGCACCAACTCCTGCGGGAGTGCGAGGATGCCGGAGCCAGCGAGACGGCTGCGTGCGATCGCCTTCTCCGCACGGTTCAGTGTCACGATCTTCTCAAGAAGTTCCATTGCTGGACGTGTGCCGGAGTCAGCCAACTCGCTGTACTCAGGGTGCTCCTTCCACACACGAATCGTCAGAGCACCGTCGGGCAGCGGCACAGGGGCAGCACCTGGGAGGCGGACACGCTGGAACTTGCCGTACGTTCCCGAGGTCGTCAGTTCGTGGATGCTGACGGCATCCCACGTCTGCTCGACCTCACCGTTGGCGAGCGTCTCAGCGCTACCGACGAGCCACACCTCGCCGACGCTGAACACGTTGCGACCGATCTGACGCAGCAGACCACGCTGCCCACCACGGGGCGACCTGATGTTCCTCACCGCATCAGCGAACGCACCGCTCTCAATGATGCGCGGCTCGACGTGCTCGCCGTCCTTCGAGGGGCGCTGCGCTGCCACCAACTGCACACGGCTCATGGCGTTGCCGATGTAATTCGTGGCGTACCAGAGGTGACCCTCACTGTCGTAGAGACGGAACGCCTTGTCCTGCCACCGCTGGCGCTGGAGCGAGAGTTGCGCAGCGTCGTAGTAGGTCGAGACACGGTACGTCGCACCGGAGGCAACGACTGCGCCGAGCGATTCTGGTTGCTGGTACTTGCGGGACGAGAAGATGCCCATCAGTCGACCTTGCCGTTCATCTGTTCCAGCAGAGCGATCGCCTCTTCAGTGGGAACGGGGACGAGGTTCGCCGACGGCTTCACCCACGACCAGATCGTTGGGTAGCCGTCACGGACGACAGGGACAACCGGCTTCGCACCGCACGAGGGACACGCCATTGCTGAGAGTGTAGTGCTCAGGCGTGCTTTGCGAGGAAGCCCGCAGCGATGCGGACAGCGTGGGCAAGGGCGAGAGCCATCACCAACTCCGGTGCGAGCAGCAGCGCACCGAACTGTGCGATGCCGATCCACCACCCGAGGCAGTAGGGGCAGTACACCAACTCGCCGAGGAACGTCCCCTTCGTGCAGTACCAGACCCCACCGCTGTAGACGGAGTAGCCACGCATCGGTCGAGTCTGCTGACCGACGAAGCCCTCGTGGGGGAAGCGGAGGAAGAACTTGAAGCGCAGAGCGTCGAGGATCGAGTCGCGAGCGATGAGTCGCCACCACCCGAATACGCCGAGAGCGAACACGAGAGCGGTGAACGGTGAGCCGATGAGATAGTCGAGTGCGTCAGTAAAGGTCATCGTCCTCGACCGTATCATCGACTTCCGCAGACAGTTCCGTCCGCCGTCGCTCCTGTAGTCGTTTGCGCCGATCCCTGCGCTCGATGCGTCTCCGCTCGATCGGTGTTAGCCCCCCGAACAACCCGTAGCGGATGCGATGCTCCATCGCATAGTCGAGACACTCCTCACGGATAGGGCACTCCGCACAGATCGCCTTCGCCTCTGCGTAGTGTTCGTCGGTGTCACCGTACGACTCGAACACGGTGCCGTCATCGAACACGTCGTCCCCCTCGTCATCAATGAAGTCAGGGAACCACTTCGTGATGTCTCCGCCCTTACAGGCGGCGTGCGTAGTGTCGATTCGGAGGAACAATTCCGAACCACAGTACCATCGAGATCAGAACGGCGGTCTGACCCCGAGCAGCGTGATCGTCGGACCGAAGACCCTCCACATCCAGAGGTAGAGCCTTGTCATCGCAAGCGACCGGAGTACCCCGCATCCGGCTGGAACGGCTTCTGCCCACCGCACCCACAGCCCTCCTGCACGACGAGGCGGAACACGTCGAGCGAGTTGCTGTCCTTCACGTCCCACGCCATGCCCGACTTGACGGTCTCCTCGATCGCATAGGTGGCGATCGGTTCCTCGCTGACGGCGTTGCGCACGAGCACCTGATCGTCGGTGACCTGCACACGAACGTCGCGATAGCGACGAGCACCCTTCACGAACACGGCGGCTTTCTTGAACTCAGTCATGCGCCGATCGTAGCAGTGCGGTCAACCGTCAGTCCTTCTGCGGTGGGGGGAACACCGAACGGATGAACTCGTCGAGGAACTCGTCCTGCTCGTCCTCCGACATGTCGACCCAGTTGTCGGGAATCTCGACACGCTTCTTGTCCTGCTCGCTCTTCTTGCTCACTTGCTGCGCTCCCTCTTGTTGTCGAGTTCCTTCTGCCGAACAGCCGCCTTCGCTGCGATCCGTCGAGCGTCCGCTGCGTTCTTGGGCACCGGCTCACCCCACGCACGGGCAGTGAGGGCGAACCGTGTCGGCTCACCGTTCTTGTCGATGAACGGAGGATAGGTCTTGCGGGCGTAGAACCGTCGTGCCCAACTGATCCACCGCTGCTTGTCAGCGTCGGAGGCTGAGGTGTAATCCTTCACCCCGGGCTTGAGGTTGCCGCCGAACGCTTTGCGACCTGCGGGGGTCAGTCCGCCCTTGGGGTCTTTGAGCACGGCAGAGGCTGCGATCGCACGGTCGCCACCGGTGCCGCCCGTCATAATGATCTCGAACGGGGGGTGCAACTTCGCCATGGCGATCTGGTCGTTGGCAACGGCGAACTCCCGTGCCTGCCGCTCCATGTTCTTGGGGAAGACGATCGAGACGTTGATCTCGATCTTGCCGTCCTCAGGGTTGTGCCATCCACCGAGGGCTACCTTCGTTCCCTTCGGTGGATTCGTCCCGAGCGCAGCGCTGAGGCGGTCCTTGATCATCTTGCGCATCTTCGGATTCACCGAACCGTCAGGGAGGTAAGCGTCCTTCGAGTCGATCAGCACGTCCGAACCCTTCAGTGCGACACTGAACCCGCTCCTGATATCGCGCAACTGCGTCGACTTCGTAAACCCTGAGTCAGGCTCGCTCAGACCTTTGCCGACACCTGCGATGCGTCCCTCACGCAACTGCTTCGAGCGCAGCCCTGTCGTGCGGGTGCTGCGTCCGCCACCAGCACCGCCTCGTGATCCGCCGGTGCCGACGGGAGGCGGTGCGCAAGCCTTCGACATGCAGGCGAAGACGATGCTGCTGGTGGACGAGAGCATGAGCACAGATTAGCGGATGGGGCAAGCACCACCGACGGAGCACGCAATGTCCTCGTCGCCGGTGTCACCGAACACGTCGCCGTGCATCTCGCTCTTGAACCGACGGTAGTCGTCCTCCGTTAGAGGGACGTACGGCGACTGGGGGCGGCTCATCGTGGGGAAGACGGTCATGCCCTTGACGTGGGGGAGCCACGCCCGCACAGCGTCCATCAACTCGTCTGCCGTCACCGACTCAGGGTCGAACGATGCGGTGAACGAGACAGCGTTGCCGTCGTTGCCGCCGGTGAACTCTGCCGTCACGGCAGCGAGCACTGCGAACTGCTCTGCGATCGAGACCTCGTCAATCTGCTGGACGATCTCTGCCGAGAACCGCTCCACCAGTGGGTCAGCGACGGGGTACGAGACCACCCACGTATTCTCTGCGTACACGCACGGCTCGACGTGCAGACCGTCAGCACGAGCCTTCTCGATGCGGGGGTCGCCCGTCGTGTAGCGGACGTTGCGGATGTACCACCGTGCGAGGATCGCATGCGCCCCGGGCTGGGTGCCACGCAACTGTGCGATCGTCCCGTTCGGGGCGATGGCGGTCACCTTGATGCAGCGGGGGATGCCGAGTTCGGTGCAGTAGCGGTCCGCCTCTTGACGGCACACCTCACGGAACTTGCGCATCTTCGCACGCAACTCACCGTTCGATGCGATGTCGCTGTAGCGCACGCCGTGCGCAGCAGCCCACTCCTGAAGCCCGAGGAAGCCAACGCCGATGCGACGGTTGCGAGCCTCGACGGTGGCGGTCGGCTCCGTACGGATCGCCGTCAGGGTCTGGCGGATCAGGAAGCGGGTCATCAGGCGGAACGCATTCAGCGCACCCTCGTCGTCGCGACCGAACAGACCGATGTCGACGGAGCCGATGTTGCACGACTCACCCATCTCCAGCGGCACCTCGCCACAGTTGTGCACCACGTTGCCGTTGGCAACAAACGCATTCAACCCGGGAACCTGAACGTCGTACACGGGGACGGTCTCCCCTTCCGTGATCGAAACCACCTTTCCTGTGTTCGGCTTCGAGTACGCCCCACGCGACATCTCTGAGAGTCGCTCGTTGAGCAGGGTCGACTTGCGCTCGTTAGCGAACCCGATCAGTGCCGCAAACTTCGCAACATCAGAGCCTGAGACAATGAGGCGGTACGAAGCGCGAGAGGGGTTCACCTGCCCATTCAATCCCCCCTTACGACCGGCAGGATGGCTGCTACGCACCACTGAACGGATGCCGAGCGCCAGCAACATCACTCTCACAAGACCAAGAGCATCGCGATCGGATTGGGTAAGACGGACCGTCACCCCCGACTCAGTACTCGAACCCTCAACATGTCCGTCAGTATCGAACAGTCCACGCAAGAATCCAATGAAGAGGTCAGACGATCCAGCCATGATCTCACTGGTCACGGTCTTCGTGCCACGCTTGATCCCATAGGAGGCGGCAAGATCACGTAGAGCCGCAGAGGTGAGCCGCTGCTTACCTTCCGATGTCGTGCGGAATCCCGTCCAGTCGGAGCGGTGTACCAGACCTGCGTCCTCAACAGCACCCATGATGGTCGGGATCACGCTGAAATCGTCCGGCCAGACATCGAGATGCGCACGATCAGAGAATGTGCCGTCACCGACGAGCGTTCCGAGTAGGTAGCCCTCTGCTTCACTCCCACGACCAGACCAACGAGCGTCCCGCTCCGTGGTGAGGACAACATCAGAGCCGACACTCAGATCGCCTGCCAGCACCCATCCCGAAGGGGTCAGGACAGGATGGTCATGGGTCATCGAGGTGGTGGTCCCGTCCACATTGATCTTCAGCGTGGGCTTCACCCCCGTTTCGAAAAATCCAAGATCACTCGACTTCCATACCTTCCCATCGATGACCAGATCGACCACGCCCTTACCGACTAGATCGTCGATCTGACGAAGACCGTCAGAGGTCTGCACCCACGAGTCACCGGCAAGGCAAGGGTTCGTCGAGCGGACATCGCCGTGCTCGCCGACGGCGCTCAGGGCACTGTTGTAGAAACCCGGTTCACCGTTGCGGTGCATGCCGACCACGACCTGATCAAGGACCATGCGGGCGTGGTCGTCGCCGACGCTGAGCGCCTCGAAGAACGCACCGTCGACCTCGACGCTGATGTTCGTCGTCCAGTGGTCGATGTAGTTCTCCTTGCAGTGGACGAACTCCATGATGTCGGGGTCACGCCAGTGCATGATCGACATGCGGGCGCTGCGCCGAGCGCCACCCGCAACCACCGCTGAGGCGATGGCGTGATCGCAGTGCATCGCCTCGATGCCGGACAGGGTGCGACCCACCGCACCAGTGAGCACACGGTAGATACCGACGATGGCGCTCACGAGAGGGGAGGGACCGGAGGCGGTGCCACCGAACGTCAGGATCGGATCGCCGTGGGGGCGCACCTTCGACACGTCGAGGACGACAGCGGTCTCCAGAGGCGATGTGGCAGCGTCGAACAGCGAACCCCACGCACCAACCCAGCCCTCACGGGAGTCGTCCACGAGGAGACCGCCACCGAGGTGCGTGAAGAACTCTGCGCCAGCGGCACGCACCTGCTCGTAGTCCTTGTGATCCGGCGAGCACGTGATCGAGAGGCTGAAGGGGTGCACCTCGCCCGCACGGGACAGGTACTCGTGCGAATAGTTCGCACCAACGCCGCCACCGAGGAGGAGCATGCTGCCGAGGAACTCGAAGTGGTCAGCGAGCCGCTTCGTGAACGGTGCACGGAAGCAGTTCCGTCGCGCTTCGCCGACGATGCCGTCCACGCCCGTCACCCACAGGTGACGACCGGCGGGGAGGAAGGCGAACCTCTCCATGAGCGAGACCATCTCCATCCGCTCGTGCGGCGAGACGTGAGGGTCGAGGGCGACGTTGCCCCCGACAACACGGCGGACGGTGTCCGTCCAGTCCTCGTGCCGTCCGTCGATCAGCCGTGAGTACGTGCGGCGGTACACGTCCTCGCCGATAGGTCCGAATTGGGTGGTGTTGGTGGTGTTGTTGTTCATAGGTCTCCTCTGCCAGAGACGAGAAACGACGACCCCGAAAGGTCGTCGTGCTCCGTCGCCGAGACTCTCTCAGCGCCTTCCCTGACTGTCTCCGGCGAGCATAGCGTGCGATGCGCTGGGCACTCACCACTAAGCCCAAACCTAGATCAAGATCAGTCTTCCGTGAACTTGATGCCCCTCGTGAGGGTCTTGCCGGTCACCTTCTTGCCCTTCTTCTCCGCCTCTGCGATCCGCTGACGGACTGCGGGGCTGTGAGCCTGCTTCGCCGTCAGGACATTCAGTCGACCCTTCTTGCGGAACTTGAGCCGAGAGTTCGAGATCGCTGCAGCAGCGCTGGGGTCCAGACCCCTCGACTTCAGGATGTCGAACAGCCACGGCCACTTCAGCGAGTTCGAGCGACCGTACTTGCCCTTTCGCCGTGCAGCAGCAGTAATGCTCTCAGGATCGAACGAGA